AAAAGCACAAGAAGCCGTAAGGAAATCTACTCAACAAAGTATCAATACAATTGAGGCAGAAACAAAGGCTCAAATCACAAGGGCGAAAATTGCTGGTAAGACCGCTGAGGAAATATTCAGAATAGAACAAAATTTCCTCAACAAAAGGATCGCTGTATTAGAAGCGGCTAACAAAAAACTCAAAGGTGCTGAACAAAATTATACAGATGAGATAATCAAACTCAGAAGGGATTTTGCACAGAATCAGTTGGATTTCCAATTGGAACAGAAAAAAGAAAGAGAAAAAAATCAACAAAATGAACTTGATGCCGCGATCAAACTTGAAATTGATAGTGCTACTACAAGAAAAGATGTATTAAAAAAATTACTTGATGAAAGATTAGCACTTGAACTAAAAGAGTTAGGTAATAATGAAAATCAGAAAGAGTTAGCTCGTCAGGAATATGCAAAGAAATTAGAAGATGCTATAAATGCTGATGAGAAGAAAAGAAATGATAGAAAACTCAAAGAACTTGACGCATTAGCACAACTTGAAATAGATAAGAGGGATACTGATCTGAAAACATTACAAAGTTTTTACGATCAAAAACTAGCAATTGAATTACAAAATGAAGAATTATCTGAGGCAGAGAAAGCGGCACTTAGAGAAAAATATTCCAAGTTAGCACAAGAAGCAATCAACAAGGATATAATCACGAGATTACAACTTGAACTTGAAGCTAATAGAGGAAACTATCAAGAACAACTAAGAATATATGCTGAACTCCAACAAGAACTCACAAAAAATTTAAATCTTGGAGAACAAGAAAGAGCACAATTGATAAAACAATATCAAGATGCTCTATTATCAACTTTGGATTTATCATATCAAAATCAGGTTGATAAATTGAACTCACAATATGATGAGTTTAGAAGATTTGATAAGGAATATTTTGACGGACAAAGAGCAGCTCAGACACAATATCAAGCTGATATTGATGCTCTCAAAGAAAAGGGTGCAATAAACGATCAAGAATATTTGGCTCGTTCAATAAAGATTTCAAAATCTCGTAGAGAACTTGATCTTTTAGAAAGAAAAACTAAACAGGATACAGTATCAGCTATTGGAGATGCATTTGGGAATTTATCTAAGATTGTTGGGGAAGACACAAAGGCTGGTAAAGCTTTCGCAATTGCTAAAACGACAATTGATACTTATTCATCTGCCGTAGCTGCCTATAGATCTTTAGCGGGTATTCCTGTTGTTGGTCCTGTTCTTGGTGCCATCGCAGCTGCAGCCGCAGTCGCTGCAGGTATTGCAAATGTTAAAAAGATTTTGGCAGTTCAAGTTCCAACTGATTCGGGGGGAACTGGTGGTGCTACTGCTCCAAGTCCCCCTCCACCACCAATACAAGTAAATGCAGTTAAAAGATCTCAGGGAGGATTAGTTAGTGGCTATGGTGGATCACAATCGGATTCAATACCAGCACAATTGTCAAATGGGGAGTTCGTTGTAAATGCTAGATCCACAAAGATGTTTGGTGGATTGCTTGAACAAATAAATTCATATGGGATGCTTCCGCAATTATCAACTCAAACAATTGGCAGTATGTCAAACAATAATATGAGAGAAGGTAGAGACACATTCGGAGATGTTATAGCTGAAAAATTAAGTGAGAGACCAATCAGAACTTATGTCACAGCAACAGAAATATCAAATCAACAACAATTTGATAGAGTTATTAGACAAAGATCTTTAATATAAAATGGTAAATTTGACACAATCAAATACTTATAGATAATGAATACTACAAAGATCGTTGAATTATTCATTGATGACGAATTTGAAGACGCTGGTATTGAAACTATATCTCTAGTTTCACGACCTGCTCATGATGAGCCTTGGATGGCTTTCAATTCACAAAAAGATGATGGAAGTGAGGAGATAAATCCTTATACAATTGTTGAAGGTGATTTCTGTAATCATCATCCTGAATTAGATGAACTTGGTGAATCATATTCTGATTTAATCAATGATGGTTGGGAAATTGTTAAAGTTGAAAAGATTACTCCGACAATGGTATACAAAATGCAACAACAAAAGTTCTCAGATCCAAATGCTGACTCCCAACTTGATACAGATGGTATAAGAGTTCGTTATAAGTATTTTGGACCTCGTGATGACAAAAACAGACAATTCTGTGCTGATATGTTAGCCAAAAATAGAGTGTATAGAATTGAAGATATTGAGAGATTATCCAATCCTGATTTCGGTTCATACAATATTTTTTTATGGAGAGGTTCATTTAACTGTCGTCATGCGTGGGTTAGATTAATCTATAAAAAACAAGGTAAGATTGTTAACAAAGGATCATCTCAACAGGGACTTGATTCAAGTGATGTAGTAATAGGTCCTGACACAAGAAATGACAATACAAAAGTTAATCCTGGTCCTACATCATGGAAACCAGGAACACCAAGAACAGGTATAGATTTCGTTCCTGAGGTCAATAGAGAATTTGCTGAAATAGGACCAAGAGGTGGTATTAGAAAAAGTGATAAAGCACCAAAGAGTGACACACCAAATCCTGAACCAAAAGGGGAAGGAACAGCAAAAGGAGATGCATCGGGTAAAAGAGGTGCTAAAGTTTCTGCTGAACAAGAAAAAACTCTACAAAAAAAGGTTGACGATTTTAATGAAAAAGATAGTAATACCAAAAACGGAAGAGCAACTCTTGGAGCATTAAAGTCAGTATTCCAAAGAGGACTTGGTGCATATAATGTTTCACATTCACCAACAGTAAAATCAGCGGAACAATGGGCATATGCTCGTGTTAATGCATTTCTTTATTTATTAAAAAATGGTAGACCTGAAAACAAGAATTATAACACCGATTTTGATCTTTTACCTAAAGGTCATCCAAAGGCAGAGAAGATGTCAGATGATGATCCTTGTTGGGAAGGGTATGAAATGATCGGTCTGAAAGATGATGGGACACCGAATTGTGTTCCGATCAAAATGACTGAGGATGATTTCGCAGAATCAATTTCTGATTATCCCGAAGGAGTCAAAAAAGCAGCTGCGAGAGCTGTGAAATATGCTGATGAAAATGGTTGGGGATCTTGTGGAACTGATGTTGGAAAACAAAGAGCTAGTCAATTAGCTAAGGGTGAAAATATTTCAGTGGATACTTTGAAACGCATGTATTCATATCTATCAAGACACAAGGTTGATTTAGATAGTTCAAAAAGTTATGAAGATGGTTGTGGCAAACTTATGTATGATGCTTGGGGTGGTGAAGCAGGTTTGGTTTGGGCTGAAAGAAAGCTCGGACAACTAGCCAAAGAAAAGATGACCTTCGCATATGACGAAGAAAAGAAAATCCTAATTGGAGCTGCTATGGTGCCAAATAGGATGATCCATCGTTATGATGCTCTTGGAAACCTGTATTATGTTTTCTTCTCTAAGAAATCAATAAAAAAGATGGCTGACAGGTTCTTGAAACAAAAGAGAACGGATGAGACATCAATTGAACATAATGGTATCAAGCTTGGTTCAGACAAAGTTTACATAACAGAAAGTTGGGTAAGTGAAGATCCTGTGTATGATAAGTCAAACAAATATGGATTTGAACTTCCATCTGGAACATGGTATGTAGCAATGAAAATAGAAGACGATAAAATTTGGAACTTAGTAAAGTCCAAAGCACTAACTGGTTTTTCTGTGGAAGGTTTATTCGCAGAGAAATCAATATTCTCCAAAGAGGATAAACAAATAAACCAAATAAAAGAAATACTTAAATCTGTTAACGATGACTAGTAAGCAAGCAATAGACAAGATAATGAGGATTCTGAATCTAACTCCACAAAAGTTTTATACAGCAAAAACTGAACAAGGTATGGCAGTTGAGATTGAGGGAGAGTTGGAACTCGGATCACCAATTTATGTTGCTACAGAAGAAGGAATGATTCCTGCTCCCGATGGAGTTCATAAGCTTGACGATGGTGCTGAGATTGAAGTTTCTGATGGAAAGATCTCCAAAATTAAAATGGGCGAAACACCCGATAAGAAAATGGAAGATAAGAAAGAAGAAGAATCAATTGCAGACGAAGACATGTCAGCTTCTGAAAAGTTTGGAGATGTTAAGTTGAAAGATGGTTCAATGATGAGAGTTGGCGGAGATTCACCTGCTGTGGGTCTTTATGTCAAAAAAGTATCTTATGATGGAACTCTTACAGCTATGACAGATGGTGTCTACGAAACTGCTGATGGTAAATCCATTTCAGTTGTTGGTGGTGCTATTGAAGGAATACAATCTGAAAAGGACAGAGAGGCACAAGGTGGTAAATTCACCATTGCTAAATCTGCTCAAGGTGCAAAACTTGAATCACCAACATTTGATGTAGGTGAAAAGGTTGAAGTTCTAGGTGAGGATGGTGAAAAAACACCAGCTTCTGATGGGGAACATCAAGTTGTTTTAAAAGACGAAAGTGGAAACGAGAATAAAATCAGAATTATGACCAAAGACGGAGTAATCACACAAAGAGAAAATGTTGAGGAAAAGATGTCTGAAGAAGAAATCGCAGAAATTTTCGCATTGGCTCTCAAGAAAATTGAGGTTAAGATTGATGCTATCTCAAACAAACAATCTGAGTTAGAATCAAAATTCCAAAAGTTCTCAAAGGAACCAGCAGGTCAAAAGGTTTATAACCAAAAGACCATAATTGAAAAAGCTACTGAAGTTGGTTCACGATTTGAACAATTCAAGAGGCTTAGAGAAGCACTTTCTCATAATTAAAAAAATAAAATAAAATCTATACTAAAATGAAAAAAACATTAGTAAGACAAAAATTTGACTACGATTTGGGTGGACTTTCTGCCTATGTAGATCAATTATCATCTGATATTATATCAGAGGCAGTATTGTCTCCTGTTACTATGAAGTATTGTAATGTGATTCCTAACATCAAGGGAACACAAAATGTGAATCTTCTTTCTGAGACATTATCTGTTCAAACGGGAACTACATGTGGATTCAATGACGCAGGAAATGTGACATTTACTACAGTTCCAGTCACAGTTCAGGCACTAAAGGTGAATCAAAGTTTGTGCTTGGAGGAGCTAAATTCTCTCTGGCTTGGACAATATTTGAACAGCGGGTCGTATAACGAAAATGCACCATTTGAAGCTGCTATCACAGATCTTCAAACTAAACAAATCAAAAGATACAATGAGGATTTATTGTGGAATGCATCATCTGCAACTTCTGCTTTTTCAGGTTTCATTGAGCTTTTGGATAACACAGCTGGTGTTGTTAAATTGACTGGTGCTACAGCACTTTGTTCAGTCACAGGATCTTCAATTCAAAATAAAGCTGAGAATGTTCTTCAACAAATTGATAATATAATTGAAGCTTTGGATAGAAATATCTATGGTCGTGAGGACATAGTAATTTTCATGTCACAAGCTCAGTTTAAATGTTATCTCAGATCGATTAGACAGGTCAATAATTTTCACTTCAGCGAACCGACACTTGGACAAGTTTATGAGGTTTTTCATCCACAAACTAATATCAAAGTTGTAGGTGTTCCAGGTCTCTATAATTCTGATTTGATCGCAGCTGGTCCTCAACAATATTTTATTGTTGGAACTGACTTAATGTCAGATGAAGATTCTTTCAGGGCCTGGTGGAGCATTGATTTTCAAGAAGTTAGGATGATGTCGGCATGGAAGTTGGGAACCGCTATCTCATTTCCTGAGTTTTTTGTGACTAACGGTCTGTAATTTTGTCAGAAAAAAAACAAAATATTGGGGAGGAGTAAAATCCTCTCCATTATAAAAATAAACTTACAAATAATAAATTGATATACAATGGCTTGTAATTTAACAAATGGGATCGTCCTTGATTGTCGTGACAATGTCGGAGGTATTAAGACTCTTTATATCACGGATTGGGATAATATCACTTCAATCACAGAAACCACAACAGGTTCAACTGCGGGAACAATCACAGCAATTTCAGGTTCGGGCATTTTTTACGAATTTCAATTAATCAGAACAACTAGTTCTTACACTTCAACGATCAATGCATCACTTGAAGCAGGAACAGTTTTTTATAGTGATGAATTGGTTGCTTATTTCAATAAAATGGAACAAGCGAAGAGAAATATCGTTAAAACATTGGCACAATCTCAAAGATTAGCTTTAGTGTTTGAAGATAACAACGGGGATTCATTCTTTATGGGGCAGAGCTACGGAAGCTTTATCACAGCGGGAACAATCGTTAGTGGTTTAGCCTTAGGCGACGCTAATGGTTATAACCTAACTTTCGGTGCTCTTGAACCATATCCAGCAAATCAGTTGTCAGGAGATTTGAGTTCAATTGTTCAAGGTATCACTGTTCAATAATCTCTCAAAATACTAACACGGGGAGACATAGATCTCCTCGTGTTATATTAATCTGACATGTTAATAATTAAAACAAACCAGCAGAATACATTGGTGGTTACAGTATCACAAAATGCTGAACTACCAAATCCTGAATGGTTATTTTCTTTTACACACATTTTCACAAAACAAAGGGTAACTTTCATATTACCCAATACATCATCGTATCAAAATAGGTATGATGAATTTGTGTTTACAGAAGGTCAAGGTGTAGGTGAGATTGCTTTCCCATATGAGGGTCAGTATATCTATACTGTGAGCGAACAGATTGCTCAGAACCCACCGAATTTAGATCCTTCTTTAGCCTATAATGTGGTTGAAAATGGTATTGCTCAAGTCATTGCAACTTCAGCAGAGACCACAAATGATTATTACATTGAGTTTGTATCGTCAAATGAGGACAATTCAAATTATCTCTTTGCTCCTGATGAATTGAATCCTCCATCACCAACTCCATCAGTTACAGCAACACAAACTCAAACTCCTTTCGTTACACCGACAACCACACCTACGACAACACCAACTCCGAGTGTAACAGCAACCAATACGGGAACTCCGACACAAACACCTACCAATACTCAGACAAATACCCCTACGAAAACAGGGACTCCTACGCCTACCCCAAGTGTTACTCCAACAAAGACACCAACAGGAACGCCAACTAACACCCCAACTTCTAGTGCCACGCCAACAGTAACACCATCAAATAC